ATGCCTTTTCGTTACTATAACCATAGTATTGTTTAATGATTTCGAGGTCTGTGACTTTATCCTTACGGAGCCAGGGACTGAATCTCTTCCTTTTCCTAAGTGTATTTAGATAAAAAGAATATTGCATGTCCCTATCAAGGAAAGAGTATTTATTCATCTCATTTGCAAACATCACACAATCAAGATGTCCTGATAAACAACGATTAACAATATATGGAGGATAATCCTTAATCGCTGCAGTATCTTCTTCAATAAGATTTTGCTTATTGAAGTTGATAGAATTAAGCCAGTCCTTTAGTTCCATAATTAAAAAGTAAAAGTTCTTTGCGTTCTTTCTGATCTTTCATATACTCACCAACCGACCTCATGGTGTATGTTAAATCAAACTCTGCTGCTTTCCACTGTGATCCTGTAAATCTATCTTTAACGAGTTGATCTGAATTATAACTAACTAACTGATGTGCTGAACTATCGCTGCAATCTTGAGCAAACTTGTCATGATCAAATCCTTTATGCATCGATCCCTTCTTACCATAAAGATTATCCTTAATATCATAAGGAGGATCTAGATATATAAACAATCCATCATGTATATCTGTTCTAAAACAATACTCATATGAATATTGATTTATATGCCAATGTGAAATTATTTCTTGATACCCTACCAATTTCTCAATACCTCTCATAGAGAAATTAGAATCACTTGCTTGAGCAGAGAAAGAAGAACTCTCAGTTAGTCCTGAGAAACTACATTTGTTTACAACATAGAAAGCAACTGCTCTATCTAAATCAGTCTTAGTTTTATCATTAACAATATCCTTCATTTCCGCAAATAAACATCTTGCAGAGTCTTGATTGCAATGAGCGATCTTAAGATTCTTTAGTTGTGCAGACAATTCTCCACCAAACATCTGAAGATTACTCCAGAAATTTATCAGGGGTTCATAAAGATCGTTAACAGTTATCTTTAAGTTAGGATACTTCTTACTGACATGTATAGCAACGGAACCACCTCCAAGAAATGGTTCACGAAATTCAGTATACTCCCTCAAGTCTGGGAAGTATTGATCCATCTTGACGCAAGCACGAGACTTACCACCAGGATAACGAAGGGGGGTTTTCAATGATTTCATTTCGGTAACTTCCGATTAAAATTCCAATAATCAAATTTCTGCCATGTATAGTATACACCAATCAGAGTTCTTTTTACAAACTCCTCAAGAAATATTAAAGAGATAAAAAAACAATCTTCTAAACTCATTTAATAAAATCTAGGTCCATAATCTTGATTAACCTCTACCTCAACAGTATCAAAAATTCTGTTCAATGAACGAGCAAACATTCTATATCCTGAACCAACATATAGTTGACCCAATACAACTGATACTGTTGCTACACCCCAAAAGATGTAATAAAATTTAGATTTCACTTGGTTTCTTTGTTTTTCCTTAGTAATCATTGTTCTTCATCATGTTTATGTTTAAGTTTACCAGACATCTCATATGCTTCTTTGTTTCCACCATGACCATGTGCGATGCCTAGTTCATGCATTTTAGCATGTTCATCAATCTGATCTTTTAGATTCTTTTTACCTGGTCCAAATGTAAGATAGATTCCATACGCAACCAAACCACCTAATACTAAACCAAAGAATAAAATTAATCCTTGATCAGGTGTAAGATTTAAGTGTTGAATAAGAACATCATCTTGTTTCTCCCATGTTCCTGGAAGATTATACACTGAAGGTTTTGATAGGAAAATCATTTGAATTCACACTCCACCATTAATTCGGTTAAACAAGCTAACATATTTATCTCTTGATCCGCAACGAACGCAATCTGATACTGATACTTAGCAATAATAAGGACAGCAGCAGGAATGGAACGAGGGACAAGGGAAGTGTAGAGACTATCATAAATACGACGCAAAAGTACAGTAGGATCATTGTCCAAGTTATTGACACACCATTTACGTACTTCCGAAAAATCTTTCTCCTTGAGGTTCTTGATAAGATCATTTACTTTTACATCGCTAAAGTGAGCCAGTATACCACTATCTATCTTACCACTAACTGAGTATCTCTGACACTCATTTAAAACTCTTCTCCAATCTGGAAAATGTTTATTAATAAGTTCTGCTAGAACTTTCTTATCAGTTTCAATTCTTTCTTGCTCTAAGATTGATACAAGTCGATTAAAGAATTTTACCGCAATTTCTTGTTTATACTTACCCTGAATACCAAACTCCACCACAGCACATCTCGAATGGAGGGGTTCAATGATTTTATTTTTGTAGTTGCAAGTGAAAATGAATCTGCAGTTCCCTGAGAACTCCTCAATAGACGCTCGCAAGAGGAGTTGTACGTCGGGAGTGGTATTGTCTGCTTCATCGATGATGATGACTTTATGCTTCGACTCGCTGCTAAGAGAGACTGTAGATGCGAAGTTCTTGGCGTTATTCCTAACAGTGTCAAGAAACCTGCCTTCATCCGATCCATTAATGACATAGACATCGACTCCCAATTGATTACAGAGTGCCTTTGCTACCGTAGTCTTTCCGCATCCAGCAGGACCAGAAAGCAGCATATTTGGTATCTCACCTTTATCTAGGAAATCAAGAAAAGTCTTCTTAGTTTGTTCTGGTAAAATACATTCTTCAATTGTTTTGGGTCTGTATTTCTCAACCCATAAAAATTCATCTCTCATAAGTCATTCCAATGACGGATTACTCCGCTAATAATAAAACAGTTAGTAACGAGATAAGAAAAGAAAATAAAAGAACGTACCATAACAATGTAGTTGTCGTATCGTCTAGTCTTTTCGTCAGAGAAGCTACCCAACGCATACTTCCAAGTCCTCCATAATCTTTTCATAAATGATATCCTGCGGATCTTCCTAGTGAATTGGATCCACCTTTCCACTCTTCTTTCTCATAATCAAAATCAGGATGCGGTGCAGTAGGCACAACAGGATCTTTAGATTTGTTCTTGATAACTATAAACTTATCAGCAGCAAATGTGCCAGCAAGTTGGACATCAATCTCATCACCATCATTCCAATTCAAATCACCATTTTTTTTAGTATGGTTCATTGCCTCTTGGATTTGGTCAATAACTTCTTGTGTTAGTTTCATAATACTGGATACTCTTCATTACGAACAAATTCAGTTTTCTTGGTTGCAAAATCTTCCATCAATCGCCTAACTTGTTTTCTATCGAGTCCTGCTAATTGTTCACAGTTTTCTAAACAACGAAAGATACACTCTCTATCACTTATGGGTGGAGAAATTTCCCACCCTTGCTTATCATAATACTTCTTACCCTCAGTAACTTGTGCCTCTACATGACCAAGATCTTGTTTCTTGGAAGGGTTCTTATAATTATGAGTCTTACTCATTTTTTAAAAACCCCAAGTTTATGCAGTAACCACATTGTAACTATTGTCCATCCTATAACATACCACATAACTATCCAAATGTAGAATCAGGTTCAAGTGCTATTAAGTAAACAAGATCTTGATTCTTATTAGTAAATCGTGAAAGTAACTTCTGAGAAACTACAACGTTATAAGTGCCAGGAAGAATCTTCATATTCTCTACCTTAAAGTTAAAAGAGAATGTTGCATCTGTTTCACCAACAGTAATAGCAAAATCATTTGATGCATCATTCTTCTTATCTCTAACTACAACCTTAACAACTCCATCACCACCAATAACTGCCAAATCAGGAAGTTGATAGATACCTGCTGCCTTAAGCAGTTTATCCAATTGGTCTGTGCTTAAATCAAAAACGGCATCTTCACTAGGAAGAGTTATCTCTTTCTCTGGAGGAGTAATTATACAATTAGCATCAGCAAAGAAATACTTAGATCTCATTCTACCTTCTTTAATAACCACATGATTATCATTGGTAAAATCTAATTCAGGACTTTGATGTAAATCTATACCATTAAGGAACTGACTTAAATCATAGATACCAAAATCTCTGGGCAACTCCTCTTCAATAGTTGCTTGTGCAAGGATATTCTTCATTACACTAATAGTCTTAAGACTATTTCCTTGCTTAAAGAGAATAGATTGATTAATCTCTTTAAAGTTCTTTAGAATGTCAAGTGTGCTTTTAGAAAGTTTCATATCGAGTGTTAGTGTAATCAGGTTCTTTAGTGTTTCCACTGAAGTAATAAAGGAGTAGGCAGTAATGCATTGCCTTTAGAATATCTTGCTTTGCAGATCCTTTCTTATCATACCGTGCAAGATACTTAAGTGCATTAGACCGACAGAAGGATTCAGCATCACCTACAGACTGAATCAAATCTAAAGTCTGTGTATTGTTTTGTTCTGACGTATAATGTCCTCTATAGGTTGAGGTAACATAAGTTTTAAGATCAGCAATACCTTTATCTTCCTCATATTTTTGAGGTTTATAATCTAAATTTGTTTGTGGTTTTTCTACTGTAGGTTCATTAACAAAACCAACACCATCCAAACTAAAATTTACAAATTCAGGTGCTATGTAATCAGGATCCACAGTCAAATTAAGTTGCTCAAGTCCTGAAGTATCAATACTGATATTTGTTATATCATCGAGATTGATATCACCAGCAGAAGCAGTGTTACCTGCTCCCACATTGAAATTTTGTTCACTCATTCCATCCTCTCCATAAAGTTCGTCATAAAGTAAGCTCCATGCATTAATCATACATCTACCCCTCTAACTTGTCAAGATCTACATCTGCATCTACCTTATCATATAGTTCAAGGAATGCTTGCTTAGTCTCATCATCAAATCTGTTTACACAAACTTGAATTGCTTTCATTTTATCGTTGAAGATACTGTAAGCACGAACAATATGAACCAATCTACGAGTGCTGATGATCTCTTCGATACCGCCATCATAGAATGTTTTACGAATAATGTCACCCCAATCTACAAGTCTTGCAATAAAGTCTGTATCAGTAACACCATGATGTGCAGCAACACCACCAAGTATTTTCTTCTCTACAGATACAGGTGGATACTCTTGCTCAAAGGTTACAGGGAATCTCTCAAGGAATGCTTCATTAAGAACATTAGTTCCTATGAATCTACCATCATCAGATCCTTTACCCTTTGTGTTAGCAGTAGCAACTACATTGAATCCTACCGCAGGTCTGACAAACCTACCGATTTTTTTGAGGAACAAGCCTTTGCCTTCAAGTATGGGTTGGAGGCATAGGATTTTGTTACTAGCCAAGTCAACCTCATCGAGTAACAAGACTGCTCCTCGTTCAAGTGCTTCAATGACAGGTCCGTTATGCCAAACTGT